ACGCTTGCTTCATCCAATTTCTATCCGCTTGTCTTTTAGTAATTAGTTCGAGATCGTCTCCAGCTAATAACTTGCAAGGTATAGTTCTCATATCTTTATCAACACTTACTATTACTGGATCATCATAAGTTTTTGATGTAGCAAGTATGCCGAGTACGTCATCCCCTTCGCAGCTAGCGTACCTTATTGACTCCCACTCTTGTTCCATCCACTCTATTAATGGTTTAAATACTGTAGGCTTTCGCTTTGTTATTCTGTTTGCTTTGTAGTCCTGGTATATTTCATGTCTAAATGTAGGGTATGAACTAAATGTCATCACTATCTTTTCATCTTCGGCTATATCAATAAAGCCTTTTAGTTTTGCTTCGACTACTTTAGTTGCATCACTTAAAAAAGAATGAGTAGTCCATACATTAATATCCCACTCAACTACTTGTTCTACTGCGCAAGCTGCTGTAAAAGCTAGATGATCTCCGTCAATTAATAAAGTCATAATAAAAAATCAGTAAGGGAGGCAGATAGTCTGCCAGTTTTCTCGTTGTATTCGAGCTTGTCAGCCCGACCTAATGTACCGCTATGCCTATTCTTTAATACTTTTAACTGTAGTTCGTTTGATGTTGCCTCGTCTTGCTGCGATCTAATACCACATATAACCAAATCAGATAACTGAGCTATGCTCGAACTCCCTCTTAAACTTTGTAGGTTAACGTCTCCCCCTTCCTCTGCTGGCTTACCATCCGTCCTTCTTAAGTGACTAACCATAACTAAACCTACTCCAGTTTTTTCTACCACTTGTCTTAGTTTGGTGCAGCATACATCTATTTGTTTTCTCTCGTCTCCATCACTTAGTCCACTTACTACCAGGGAAATGTGATCCAGGAATATAACGTCACATTCCTCGCCAGTTGCCATGTATGTTATCTGGTCTATTAATCGGTCAGGGTCTAGTGAACCAAAGTGCTGAAGCAGTATAAAGTTATTGTCGCTAAATAAATAATCAAAGGCTTGTCTTAATTCTTCCTGGTCTATTGCTTTCTCGTCTAGGTGTAATGGTTTGTTAAGTGCAATAGATAGTATGCCTTGTAAACTTCTCTTGCTACTTTCTTCTAAACCAATCCAACCTACCTTAAGTCCATTGATTAAAAAGTGATGTGCCAATTCCCTACAAAGTAGGCTCTTGCCAACACCTGTGCCAGCGCAGATAGTAGTTAGACTTTGCTTACGAAAACCGCAACATATTCTATTTAGTTCTGGGAAGGGATAACTACATACTTTCGAGGTATCTTCCTTAATTAAATCTTCCCATAAACTGTAGGCAGAGTGTATGTTGTCGGGTCTGACAGGGCTTGCTTTCCAGAGCAAGTCTTTAAGTAACTCGCCTTCCCCTGCGAGGAGCATTTCATTAGCATCCTTTCTTGGTAGGTTTGCGATAGCTGCCTTACCAGTAGGTAAGACTTTTGCAACCTTTTCGGCAGCATCCAAACCAGGTGCGTCCGAGTCAAAACAAATAACTATACGGACGAACTGAGATAACCATGATAAATTTGCAGCTACATACTTCGTAGCAGATTGCGCACCCGAAGGCAAACTTACTACAGGGAACTTATTACCTTGTACCTGGGATACAGACATTGCATCTATCTCTCCTTCAGTAATAACTACAAATGTTTGACCAGTATTATGTTGTCTCCATAAATCTTGACCCCATAGTTTTATATCATTCAACTCTCCTTGCCATATAAATCTCTTGTCTCTGAATCTTATATGCTGTGCTGACAGTACACCGCTTTGATTTTTGTAGCTGGCTACCTGACAATCAGCTCCATTAAAACTAGCTATGCCATAACCAAATAGTTCGCAAGTCTCTTTAGTGATTCCACGTTTAGGTAATTCGCAGGGTAGTGGAACTAAAGGCTTCCATTGTTTTTTCATTGGTGTAAATTGTTTTCTTGGTTTGTCTTTACCTGGTTGATATTGCCAACCACATCCAAAGCAATGTTTATGACCATCATCATAAACAGCTACATTGTCTTTACTGTTGCACTCTGGACAGGGTTCTTTGCTTTTGTATTTACTCGGCATACCATTCTTTAGGGATAGTCTTATTGCACCAGGGAAAGCCATGACGTTCAGCCCAGGCTGAATACGTCAGGCTTCTCTTGGCTTTACTAAGTTTGTTGTTAGCGTTTTGAAAACAAAAACAAATCCTTAGTGTGGGATGTTGCGTCTTAACTGCAATATATTTTTTTCTTTCCTCTTTAGTAAGTACTCCTTTGACTTCGACCACGCAGTTAGAGAGGATGAAGTCAGGAGTGTAGCTACTGCTGATGATGTAATCATAGCTGACAGATTCATAGGTAAACTTAGCTTTAGATTTAATTAGTTCTTTAGCAACTTGAGCCTCGAACTTTGATCTAAAATGTATTTCCCCCTGAGCTGTTGTCAAGGTTTGAGGGTGCGAGATCCTTCTCTTCACTCTCGAACTCGAACCCTTCAAGGCTGACTTCTTTTTCATAAGGTACAAAGTTATGGAATACTACCAAGTCAGGCTGTATTGTTAGCCCAACTCCATGAGCAGGGTGGTCATATCCCTGGCAACGTAGTCGCACCTGGACAACAGTTCCTTCTCCTAACCCTTTATACTTTTCTCTCTCTTCTCCAGTAATAGGAGTCTTGTATTTATCCATTAGTAATGGAGGTGTTAATTGATATGGCTTACCATCCTGACCTGTTCCAGTTACATATCTCCTGGTTTTTATTTTAAAAACTTTAGCTCCATTGTGGGTAGTAAATTCAAACCTGGTACTGTCGGCTAGCTTAAATGTTTTACCTGGATTCATTTCTTTAAGTGACTTCTTGTATGCCTCAAAGCCATCTTCAATCTGCTGTGCAACACTAGCAGTTTTAGAATCATTAGAGTCTAGGATTAAATCAACCTTCCATTCTGGACGTTTGTTGAAAGCTGTATCTGGTTCAACTAACCAGGCATACTGTGGTACGCACTTAGGAGTGACGACATAAAATGCTTTTAAAGTCATGTGACAAAATAAGTAGATGTTCTAGTTTGTTCAACATCTAACTCGCCAAGCGTAGGCTCGGAGGGTAGACGTTTTATTTGGTTGTCTGTTAGTTGTGCTTTTAATTCTGCCTTTAGTTTCGATAAACAATTTTCTGAATACATATCAGCAAATGTTTGTCTAACTGAGTTGCGCAGTTCACTCATTTCAGACGGAGTAGTAACGAAACAATCGTGGATGCCAGCGATATTTTCGACTCCTTCTATTGAAGCATGAATTGTGGATAATGCCATGTGACTTGCATCAAAACTATGCAATATATTTGCTGAGATAGCTAGCGACATCTTTCTTGTGTCTACTTCTTGGGTATCTATGTTTGTTCTTATATCCAGATAAACGTCAGATAAATATTTCAATTGTATCCTAGATTTTTTCTGATCTAAATACTTTTGATGTACTAGCAATCCGCTTGGACTATGCCATTGCACTCCCTTATTATCCTTACCTAGTTCTCTACCTATGTGCCTAAAGAATTTCATAGCTCCAACTGCTGGCTTGATAGCCTGGCATGAATGTTTATAAAGTAACTGCGCCATATAACCAACAGTACTTTTAGCTAATGGTTTTCTTAGCCAGTTATGTTTACCTTTACCTAATGTGGTCATCATCTTTTCATTAGCCCAGGAGTAAGCAAAGTGATAGAAGGCGCTGTTAGTTGCGGCATAAGGAGCTGTCATTACACAAGGTTTAGCTAGTGATCTATCAGGACTAAGCATTAACCATTTTTTGTTTACTTCTTTATCACTCATTCTTAGTTCGTTGTTAACTGCTTGCGCTACTTCGCTGTATATATCTTGCGGCTGCTCACTATTTACCAGGTTAACTTTCTCTCCCATCACTTGTGAACGGAGCAAGCCAGAGAAATGCTGAATTGAGCTACAAGTACAATCAAGGTGGCAGGGAAGCTGACATAAATAGCTACTTGGTTCTTGTGAATATAAATAGATTGCCCTGCAAAAAGCAAGAAAACTCCAAGCCTTGCTACCACGCATCCAAAATTCTGGCTGACTCCAGCAATCTCTACCAGCTCCATAGATTAAATTAATATTCTCGTTAACCCATTGTATTCTCGTTTTAAAATCCGACTTGATTCCGTACATATTTGCACCATGTATCTTTAGCCAATTCAAATCCTCTTCAGTTTTTATTAACTTACCTTTAGCAAATTGTAATAGCGCCCTGGATAAATCATTACCCTGGCTGTTAAGGTATGGAACTCTATCGTAAATTCGTCCTCGAAAATCTAGTTGCTTAGGAAAATATAATTGCTCGGCATCCTTAAATTTTTTCGCCATCCAAAATGTTTTAGCTATACCAATACGACTACCTTGCGTGTAATTATTTTTGTCGATTATATTTTTACAATTAATTCTCCATTGTAAAACCTCTTGGCTGTCTGGTTCACAATGCTTAGGGTATGGCGGTACTGAATATCCGTCTCTTGGTAGGAGGCAGCCGATCTCTAGGTTATTATCGTAAGCGTATAGTGATTGGTCTAGGATATACTTGTTTACTTGCCAGGCAACTTTACCCTGAGTATTGACCGCATCAAGATAGGGTTCGTTACCCTTCATGCTTTTGGCTAAGATCTCGTTGTTGCTTTTAAATAAATTATATCGAGCTGGCTTGGTTAAATATCCGCCATCATAAGGAGTAGTAAAATCTTTTGGTTCTACCAACATAGGCAAGAAGTTAGGACTCATTAGTTTTAATTTTTCGTCAACGTCCTTGATCCAATTCATACAATCTTGTGTCGCCCTGACTATTCTTTTGGGAGGTGTTGTAGATTTGTCCAGGACTATTTCGATTAAGCCTGTATATTTTTGTATTAGTTCGACCATGAATAAACCACTAGCCATACGTTGCCTGGGATTCCATTGTTCAGTATTAATCATATTGTTTATTAAAAATATTCTGTATCTTTTTTTATGCCGACCACGTTTGTATTTACTTAGTTCATTATCGGTTGCCCTATCTAACATAGTCTCAATCCATATCTTTTCTATTACGTTGCTAGATACCTGGTGCAGCGTGGGAGTCATACTTA